GATCACGTCTATCATCTGGACTCTGATTCAATTAACCTCGGAGGACAAGAATCAAACATCCACTACGTCATCGACACACGACCTAAACAGAGATTAACTTATATATCATCGAGGTGAATCATGATCTATATGTTCATTTATGAAGCCATCGCCGCGGTCGCGGTATTTTTCGTTGTCTTAGAACTTCGAGGTAAATAATCAATGGCCCTTTCAGACGCTATGGCCGCATACGATGATTGCTATGAATATTTTGACCGCGCTATTGCAGCGGAGAAAGGGATTCGTATTCTTGTCGCCGATGAATCGGCCGCGTATCATCTACGACTTCGCATAAATAAAGCACGAGTTCTTCAACGTGAAGAATCGCGCCGAATATATCCACCCACAGACCCACGATACGGCAAATCTGAAAACGATCGGTTTCGTATTACAATGCACCCAACCGCTGAAGGTGACGGTGGATATTGGGTTTATATCGAACCGTGGGCACAAACCATTTCTGAGATTGAAGAGCTATGAAACATGAGCTTTTGGTTAATTTACTTAACCGGGCTCTGACTGAAGAAATGGGCTTGGTTATAACCACAAACAATCCAAGGCAACTATCGTATCATCTACATCAAATTACCAAATCCAATCCCACATATGCGCCATTGATAATAACAATCCCATCAACAGCCGAAACCGTTATTATCGCAAAACGCTCTGTGGAACTGAACGAGGTAGATTTATCATGACAACAGTCGACGAACTTATGTCCCGTGACCCATTGGAACTATCAAAAACTGACATTGATGAAATCATAAAATACCATCGAAATCAACGCCTACGTAGAATGTCCGGTGAAAAACCAGTTAAGCCTTCCGCTGCAACAGTTGATATTTCTTCTATAACATCAAAGCTCACAAAAGCTGCCGCGCCTGTAGTTAAAATTGACCGAAGGATTTAGATATGATCCAACCCGACCACCTAACTCAAGGCACCACATCGCCATTCCTTCCCGGGACCAACATTCAATTTGCATGGGATAGCACTTGCCTCGGACTTCTTAAAACCTGCCCGCGATTATATCAACTCACAATCATCGAAGGATGGTCGAGCAAATCAGAATCAGTGCACCTTATCTTCGGTGGAGAATATCACAGCGCACTTGAAGAATACTCACGACTTCGAGCATCAGGAGTAAAACATGAAACTGCGATTCACGAAACGATTACGAGCCTACTCCGAAGAACGCACAATTGGAATTTTGATACGTCAACTAAAACCGGCAAATACAAAAACCGCGACACTCTCATTTCACTTGTGGTCGATTATCTTGACCATTACATTGATGACCCGTGCGAAACCTATATCAAATCTGACGGTGTGCCAGCGGTAGAGTTGAGTTTTCGTTTCGAACTTGATTGGGGCCCGACAGGTAACCATACCCCAATTGGCCAACCCTATATCCTTAGTGGCCACCTTGATCGGGTTGTTAACTTTAACGATCATCTATTTGTTATGGATCATAAAACCACAACTACAACTCCGGGCGATTATTATTTCAATCAATACGAACCCAATAACCAAATGACTTTATACACCCTTGCCGGGCAGATTATTCTCCATACACCAATCCGCGGAGTAATTATCCGAGCCGCTCAAATTCTGCTCGAAAAACCGCATCGATTTGTCCAAGGATTTACCTATCGAACCCCAGATCAAATAGATGAGTGGCTTTTGGACCTGCAAATTCATCTTAACAACGCCGAAGCATATGCCGAGGCAGGTTACTGGCCGATGAATGACACCGCTTGTGACAAATTTGGCGGTTGCCGTTTTCGCGAGGTATGTTCAAAATCCCCGGACGTTCGCGAGAACTTTCTTAAAGCTGATTTTGTTAAGCTACCTCCGGAGGAAAGATGGAATCCGTTGAGAAGCCGATAAACAATCCTTCTTGGTCTAAATGGCCACCGAACTGTTGTGAAACCTGCGAATCTTGGGGGCCTCCTGATCCATACAATCTGCATCAAGCCATCTGCCAACATCCAACGTCAGTGTATTCAAATGACTACACCGATTCGCGGTTTAGATGTGAGAACTTCAAAAGGAAATCCGATGACAACCCTATCCAACCACCAATCTAACTCCTACACCAAAGTTCTTCTTCTTGGCGATGCAAAATCTGGCAAAACCGGCTCGCTTGTTTCCCTTGTCGCCGCCGGATACAAACTGCGAATTCTAGATTTTGATAACCTCCTAGACATCCTTAAATACAAAATCCTCGACGAATGCCCGGACAAAATCGACAACGTAGAATTCCGCACCATCCGTGATAATTACAAAGCCGGGCCTATGGGTTCTGTTATCGACGGTAAACCTAAAGCTTGGGTCACTGCGATTAAAATGCTTGATGATTGGAAATACACCGATGAATCTGGGAGTGAAATTAACTTTAATAAACCGGCATTGTGGGGTGCAGATACTATTCTGGTCATCGATTCGTTATCGCGTCTATGCGATGCCGCTTACGATTTCCATGAGTCGATCATTCCTCGCGGGAAGTCAGGCGACTACGACGGACGCGCTGTCTATGGCAATGCACAGGACGATGTGGAGAAAGTCCTTGCAATGCTAACCTCACGATCCTTCGAGACAAATCTAATCATAATTGCCCATGGAATTTATCAAGACCTTCCGGACGGAACCACCAAAATCTTTCCACAAGGTGTCGGCCAAAAACTCTCACCTAAAATCCCTCAATACTTCCCGAACTACATTCGATACAAAAATGTTGCCGGTAAACGCGTCATGCAGCTTCAATCTGACCCGCTAATTGACCTTGCCAATACACGGCCCGACGCTTTCAAAGATAAAACTCTTCCAATTGAAACCGGGCTCGCAGAATTCTTCGCGGCGTTACGAGGTGCACCTGCGAAGATCAACTCAACTAAAGCACCAAGGAAAATCTAATGGAAAACAAAGGTCAAATTTCGATAATCGAAATCATCCAAGTGCGTGTCACTCTCAGTGATATAAACGATCCAACACAGGAGCTTACTGCCGCCTTAAAAGTCTTCGACCAAATCATTCATAACTTTGCAATGTCACTCGCACCTAAGGAAACTCTACAATGAGCACCCCGAATTTCAGCTCGATCCTCGATGAATCCCCCACGGAAGTTTCGGCTCCAGTTCCGCTGCCGCAGGGAATCTATCATTGTGTTGTTACTGGAACCCCAAGGTATGATAAATCCTCCCGTAAAGGCACAGATTTTGTTGAGTTTACTTTGCGCCCAATGTCGGCAGAGCAGGACGTGGACGAGAATGATTTGGCCGAAGCCGGCGGCTTGGATGGTAAGGTTATCAAGGCAGTCTTTTATCTAACAGAAGACGCAATCTATCGCCTTGATGAATTCCATTCACATTGCGGTATCGACCTTGAAGATGGCCAATCGCGTCGCCATCGTAATGACGCGATTGTGAACGCTGAAGTGCGGGCGTTTATCAAACATGAACCGTCGGCGGATGGCTCTCGTGTTTGGGCACGATTCAATCGTTCGCTTCCGATGGAATAATCATTCACTTTGGTGGGGCTTCGGCCCCACCAATACAACGGAGCTATTCAATGTTGACAGAACAATTGCTCAATGAACGTGGTAAAACTCACGGAGATTATTCACTTCATGCAAGAATAACCCAACATATGAAGCAACATATGCGTACTATATATAAAGAATTTCCTGTATCAGATGTTCCAGAATGTGCATTTGATACATTAACCGATGCACAAAAAGAATCTCTTGACATGATTGCACATAAAATTGGGCGTATACTTGCTGGGGACCCGAATTTTCGGGATCATTGGGACGATATTGCAGGCTATGCTAAATTGATAGCGGATAGGTGTTCTAAATAACAGGAGCTATTCAATGTCCAACCAAACCATAGTTCAAGTTGTTATTACACGCGAACGTTCTGGATATAAACTAACATTATTTTCTCCAACAGAAACTATAGAAGTAAGATCATTTTACAGCCTCGGTAAGCTTCTTGAATATGTCGGTACCATTGAAATCAAACATCCATGAAACCAATTGTCATTGTCGGCGAAGCCTTTGTCGAAGCTGAATCCCGTCACAGGCTTCCATTTATCGGCCCCTCAGGTGCCGAACTAATTCGAATGTTGGGTGAGGCCGGTATCATTGGCCTCACCCAATTTGATCGGGATTATATCCATCGATATTATTCAACAAACGATCATACTTGCATTGAGGCCATATGGAATCTCCATTCAGAAGTCTATCGAACTAATGTTTTCAATATCCATCCGCCCAAAAATGACCTTGAATTTTTCTGCGGACCTAAAGCTGAAGGTATCCCCGGATACCCTGCGTTGCTTAAATCCAAATATGTTCGTCAAGAATTCGAACCTGAACTGGATAGGCTTGCCGATGAAATCATTGATCGAGACCCTAATATTATTATTGCTTTGGGTAATACTCCTTTATGGGCTCTTGTTGGGTCTACAGGCATTACCAAGGTGCGAGGGACTACATTGCTCTCAACGCACACCGCGGCAGACTATAAGATTCTTCCAACATACCACCCATCAGCAATTCTGCGCCAGTGGGAAAATCGCCCGACTGCAATTGCAGATTTAATGAAGGCCAAACGCGAAGCCGAATACCCTGATATTAGAAGGCCTCAACGTGAAATCTGGATCGAACCTACACTCGAAGACATCAACAAATTCTACGCAACCTACATCAATGGATGCGACATACTTTCTGTCGACATTGAAACGGCTGGATCACGAGTTACTTGCATTGGATTTGCTCCGCGACATGACTTGGCCATCGTTATTCCATTCGATGACGAACGATCAAAAAGCGGAAGTTATTGGCCGACTATCGCGGATGAACGGAATGCTTGGAAAATTGTCACACAGATTCTTGGTGATGCTTCAATACCAAAACTCTTCCAAAACGGAGCCTACGATATCGCCTTCCTCTGGCGAGCCTACGGAATTAAAACCATAGGTGCGGCCGAAGATACAATGTTGTTATCCCATGCATTACAGCCAGAATCCCTTAAAGGACTCGGGTATTTAGGTTCAATATATTCCGACGAGGGAAGCTGGAAGCATATGCGCAAGAAACATGAAACAATTAAAAGGGACGATTAAATGCAATATATTCCAGTATCAAAAAGAGCCAGATTACAATCCCCTTATGAATGTGATCTTTGTAAAAAATCAATAACGTATGATCCATTTACTACACGATACAATGATAAATGGCATTTTACATGTAATGAATGCTTTAAGCTTAAAGATAAATACTGGAATGAATATCATAAGAGGGAGGTCAAATAGCGGTAATGAAAATCATCCGCACCCATGAAATCAATCCTACCGCGCTCACAGAATTTGAACGTGACATGGTATATAACGGATTGGACTGTTGCGTAACCCGTGATTGTCTAGACGCTATGTTACCACAACTAGACCCAACAACCCAAGCCACTTATGAATTCTCCAAATCACTCCAAGGCCCTACATTAGAAATGAGGTGTCGCGGAGTTCTTGTCGATCAAATCCGTAAGGCGGAGGTTATCGATGATTATTATGAAATTATTGAGCGGCTTGAAACTCAGCTTGAACGGATTGTTTTCGAGGGTGTCGGCCTCGCAACATTCAACTGGCGAAGCACCGCCGATCTTAAAAAACTCTTCTATGATGAACTCAAAATCCCTGTCATTCGTCGTTCCGGTAGACCAACAGTGGATCGAGCAGCACGAGAAAGATTGGAAATCTATCCAATTGCACAACAGCTTATTAAACACATTAACACTCTTACAGAAATTGGCGATAAAATCAGCGTCCTTAAAACAGCTATCGATCCCGACGGACGTATCCGCACATCCTATAATATTGCAGCAACTTCAACAGGACGTTTCTCTTCTAGTCTCTCTGAGTTTGGAACTGGAGGAAATCTACAGAATATCGAAGAATCTCTCCGATCTATCTTCATTGCTAATCCGGGATATAAATTCGCAAAGTGTGATGCAAAGTCCGGTGAATCCTTCTGTGTTGGAGCAATAGAATGGAATCTTTTTCACGATGGAAAATTCCTTGACGCCTGTGAATCTGGCGACCCACATACCGCAGTTGCCCGAATTATGTGGCCAAATTTACCTTGGACCGGGGACTTAAAACACGATAAGAAAATAGCTGAAACACCTTATTACCGACATTATACATATCGGTTCATGTGCAAGAAACTTGGCCATGGTTCTAACTATGGCGGCAAACCCCAAACACTTTCCGAACAGGCAAAGGTAGAACTTGATCTTGTTCAACAATTTCAACCGAAATACTTCGCTGCATTTCCAGCACATCAACGCTGGCAAAATTGGGTGGATGAAACACTTCGCAAACAAGGGCATTTAATTTCACTACTCGGACGTAAACGATATTTTTTCAAACGGCGCAACGATCCTAAAACTCTCCGCGAAGCCATCGCATACGATCCGCAATCTTCCCTAGCTGACATCGTTAACACCGCGATGCTTAATATCTGGCAGGCTGGTATCGCTACAATTGTAATGCACGATCATGATGCACTTACCTTTATGTATCGCGAAGCCGATGAGGACCGCCTTATACCAATACTTATGAAACATCTTGTAGTTCCCGTGCCATTAGCGCACGGTCGAGTATTGCGTATACCTTATGATTGTGAAGTCGGCTGGAATAAAGGGAAGTATGATGCCGTTAATAACCCCAACGGGCTCAAAGAATACCGCGGGCACGAC